GAGGTGTTGAACCGGTTCAACTTCACTCGGAACAGTTTTTACTATGTCTCACGTGGGGTTGGACCGGATCCACTGAACCCGGTGCTATTGAGCAACGGTCAGTACAATCCCGGCTGGATTGCATCGGTGCAGTTCGGCAACATGTCCTATATTCTGACCTTTATCGGTCATCACGGGACGTGCTCGTACTACCAAATGAAGATGGCAGCGCACATCGTGCCACGAAAAGGGATCTTCTCTTGTCCCAGGTTCCTACGGGAGGCGTGTGAGGAGGTCGGCGCATGGGCGTCTGCGAACGGACTTGCCAGACAGCCAAAAGCATGCGTTAAACACGCGACAAATCTCCCCGGGAGAGAGTTAGAGCCTAAGTCATTGACAGGGTTTGCTGGTGCCAAGCGGGCGGAATGGGCTTTGACGGCTCAGTACGCACGTGAGGATTTGCGCGGGGCGTACCACACCCTGTTCATTGAGAATGCTGATGACCAGAGCCTGAACCCCAAGGCTGCCCTCTTGGGGCTCAGATCCCAGAAGGGGACTCTGGAGTCAGAGTTTGGGAAGAAGGGCTATTGCACGCCGGCACTGAGCGATCCAAAACGGTGCGCGAGCTGCGGTAAGGCCCCCCCCAAAAACAAATACAAGTGGAAACACCGGGAGTGCAACGATTGCCAGGATAAGTTGAAGAAGTGCGGTGCCGTCTCAACGATGGGATTGCAGATTCAACAGAACCTCACTGTTGCCGAGGGCCACCCGGGACGGGTACACTTGAACTCTTCCACCCTACCACCAAAAGCGAGCAAGTGGAAAAGGTTGATATTCCGAAAGGCGCGATCACGATGCACAGGTCAGAAGTGCCGTGGTTGCGAAATTCGAAGAAATCCCGTGTCCCTGAAGCTGGACGCTTGTATGAGGTGGAGAAAGGGGATCTCGCCAAGATAGACACCAGTCTTGAGCGAACGAAGCGAGAGTGTGTGCTCGCAGGAATTGGTGTGTCGGGGTGCTACCCCATGGTGACGCGAAAGGGCCTCTATTCCCGTATGCAAGCGCTAATCGGACGCGCCTTTCTCGCAAAACCTAAATCGTCCCCGGCCGCATGGGCAGTAATGGAGAAGTTCAAGCACCTCTTACTACCCAAGGGCGCCCTCGATGGGGACAAAATGACCGTTGATGATTGGTTAGCCACCATGCCTGCCCGGCGCCGACGTGCGTTGAAGAGGGCATATGACGAATACATCAACGATGGAGGGTTGAGGGATAAGGATTTGGGCTTCTCTGCCTTTGTCAAACAGGAACTCCTTGCGAGTTATGAGAAGTTTGACTGGGGGGAGGCTAAGCCCTTGACCGAATCCATTGCCCGAATGATTATGGCACCGAAAGACAAGGCGCATATTGTTGCCGGTCCCATAATCAAACCAAAGTTGGAGCGCCTGAAGAGGCATTGGGGACCAGACAACTGGTTGTTTTACGGCGCCACCACGCCTGAAAAACTACAGGGTTGGTTGGACTCCTGCGTTGCGGGTTGTAAGGACGGAGACGTATTCGCATTTTGGTGCGATTACTCGATGTTCGACTGCACACACTCGGCAGAAAGTATGCGTCTCGTTGAGTCATTTTACTCTGAGATGCGTACTGATCCCGAGTTTGCGCGGTTAATCAACGCGTGGCGCGCACCTCGTGGGCGAATGGGAGAGATGAAGTATGTTGCCTCTATCATGCTCGCTTCCGGTCGTGATGACACAAGCCTTATGAACGCCCTCTTGAATGGGCTAGTCATGGGGCTTTGTGTGGCTGCGGCGGTTGCTGGCGTGGAGTTGGAAGACCTGCAGACGGAGCACTTACGGGTTGCTATGGCATACATCCGTATAACCATCTGCGGGGATGACACACTGGGGTTTTTGCCGAAACATCTCTGGCCGGAGCGAGCTAGGATAATGGCTGCTATTGAGCGCAACATTTCCCGGTTTGGTCTGGTAACCAAGTTAGACTGCACTTGCTACCTCGGGAGTGCAGTCTACTTAGGTATGCGACCCTACAACGTCCCGACACCCACGGGGCGAAGGTGGCTGTGGGGCCGCACAGTGGGCAG